TTCTTGTTAAACGAGATGCTCTAAATGTTGAATTGAACTTATTCAATTCTTGATTTACAAAGGTTGTAATCGCAACTTTTATCGCACTTTCAATCTGAGGAGGTGTTTTGTTTGTTCTCAATGGATCGTAAGTTGCACGAACACCAAAGTTCAAATAGTTATAATCTGCATCGATAAATTCTGGCGTAACAGTCAAGATACTGATTGGTTTGAGAATTTCTTCTTTAAGGAAATTCTTTTCCACTTCTGTGATTTCAAATCCATCTCTTGGTTTGGCGGAAATGAATACTCTACCATATTGTGGTGGTACCAATTCTTCGCCGCCCCAAACTGTTACTGAATCGAAATATGGATACTTTTTATTAATTAATGCGATGTAGTCGTTTTTAGTTACTGCACGATTTTGTGACAAATATGCTTTAGGTGCGCTAAAACGAATACTGTCAATTGTTTCAATATCAGCACCAGCTGAAGCACTTTGGGCTGTTGTGACAGAAACGTTACTGAAACCGTCTAAACTATCAATTAGTGAAAACGTATTTGCTTTATTAGATAAAGGACCATCGGTAATCAAATAACTAATTACAACAAGATTACCATCCTCTAGTTTTTTACCGAGAACGTTATCGCCGAAGTATATTTGATATTTCCCATTATCAACTTCATCAACATAGTATACTGGGCTAGTTGCTTCAACAACGGAAGCATCTTCTGCCAACACAAACTTTTCTGTTTGTAGATTTGTTGCAGACTTTTGAATGGTAACTTCGATCGTTGATGTATCAATTCCTGTATCAGGAAGTTTAAATTTTTGTTGTGGATTTGTTAAGTCATCTACCACAAAAGTATAGATGAGTGGAACACCTTGTTTGATTACGGCATTTGGTAAAGTAAACTTACCATTGGTTTTTTCTAAAGTTTTATCTTCGAGTAAAACGAATGTGAAATTTGTTCCATTTATATTTTCGCTTCTGAAGCGTGTGAAGCGAGGAATCAAAAGCAAATTTTGATTGCTTTCGCCAACGCCAGGAGTGACCTCAACATTAACTCGAGCAATTGGCGCTACTCTTGATCTTGGCATATATCCTAAAAGTTTTGCGTGCGAAACGACAGACGATCTAAGATCAGCAGTATCCATAAACATTTCATTCGCAATCATATTTGTGTAATATGACATGTAGTGAGTGTTGTATGCAAGAATATCCATAAGAATATTCAAGCCTGCACCCTCGAAATCATAATCCGTAAATTCTGGTTTCGATTTGATGAAATTTTTCAGATTATCTTTAATGTTCTGAAATTCTAATTCAGTTATTCGAATTTTCGATTCTGCCATTTTAAATAACCTATCTTAATCTTTCTAAAAAGATGCTTACTGTTACTGGTTCTAAACGATTTACGATAAAAAACTCAATTGTGATGTTGTAGCCCTGATTATCATAATCGGACTGAACATAAACATTACGAAGTTTGACACGAGGTTCATAATTTGCAATAGTGAGTTCAATTTCTTTCTGTAATAAAATTCCCGTTTCTGCCGTCATTGGTTCAAAAAGTAAACGACGAACGTTAGATCCAATTGATGGATTAAATGGTTTTTCGAAATAGTTCAAAAGTATCAAATTTTTAACTGCGGTGACAATCGCGCGATCGCCGACCTTTCGATTTACATCTTTAGTGACTGGATTTGCGCCAAAGTTTAAATCTAAATCGGCATATGTTCTTGATACGTTTGATGTCATTTTACTACTTAAAGTTAATAGAATTATTTATTAGGTTACGCCAAACGGTGGTAGCCTTGTTTGTATAATCTATGGTTGTTGAAAGTTGCATTTTTAACCACAGTTGTGCCTGCTGGTCGGTTTCCAGACTTATTATATGAGATATGAATCCAAGGCAAACCAGATCCTGTTGTTTTATATTCTAAAAGTAACTGATCATGCGGTACGTTATCGCGGATAAAGAGGACAATATCGTAGTATTCTGATTTACTCAATCCTGGGAACTGCATATCAGCGGCTTGTCCAACCTCGTGTTGAGAACGTCCAGCCGAAGAACCTTGCGGCTTGCGGAAAGCGTTTGTAACGATCATATTTGAATATTTTTCTTTAATTGGGTCTAGGCAATTAATCGCAAGCAACTTGAGATTGCAGACGATATCGGCTTTTGTTAGCCCACGTTGCGGAATAACAGGCTGTTTTTCTACAATTGCGTTTGAGGAAAGTTTACCCAAACTCCAGTACTTGGATAGCATCATATTTGGGTCAAATTCTTGCTGATCATTTTCAATACCACACTCATTTACGCCTCTTGAGGGGGCTTTAGGTGGTTCTGTATTTGCATCGGTTGTAGTTACGTCTTTAATTTCAGATTTGTCGTAAACGCCTTTATCAATCTGCTTCTTAATCCACTCGTCAGCACCCTTTTCGCCAGCATCGAAGAAGAATGCGGCGCGATCTGCTGGGGTTGGCTCGATGAATCCAGAGGAAGGATTTCCACATTTCTGACCCGCACTCAAAACACCTGCGGCTAATGAAGAACCGTCTTTCAATCCACTTAATGCACCAGAAAGAGGACCGAGTTGTGTTTCGAAATTGGAGAATTTCGTTATGTCCTCTGTTGCAGTCAATCCCTTGGTTATATCTTTAATTGCACCAACATCGGCAGCTGCACCAGAAAGAGAAGTCGACAACGATTTAATCTCACCCATATTTTTTTCAAGATTCGCTAATCCACCGCCAATAGCCTTGAACTCAGAGAAGTTCTTTAAATCTTTAGCAATATCAGATACCTTTGAAATTTCATTAGATAAACCACTCAGATTATCACTAAATCCATTTAAACCTGCAATGCCATCTTTGAATCCACCAATTTTACTTAAATCGGTAGGTAGATCGTTAATCTTTTGCGACAATTCTAAAACCTTACTTGTAGCAGGAGAACCAGCTAAAGTTTGAATGTCGGTACTATTGTTCTTAATGTCGGTAAGATTATCGACTATTGTATTGAATTTCGATAGATTTGGTATTTTATCAGCAACTTCAGGTATTTCGGCAAGTTTATTTACAGTATCTAATACCTTGTCTAAGTTTCTGATGTTTCCGAGTTCTTTAGTTGCGTCTGAAACTTTCTTTAATTGATCGGAGGCTTCTTTAAATTTAGTTGCACCATCGAGAGTTTTAGATACATTTTGTATATCACCAAGCTGCCCTTTAAGTTGTTCTAGATCAAAACCAGCACCAAGTTGATCTTTAATCTTATCCGTAATTTCCGTTAATTTAGAAATCTCGCCAAATTTTTCTGTGATGCTATTCAGATCGCCGAGTTTGGAACTGATGTCTGTAATATTACCAAGACTATTTTGCAATGATTCAAGATTTTGCAATCCTGGTAATTTAGTTAACATATCCATTCCTGGAATATTCGCTAGGTTCGTTAAACCGCCCAACGCACCAGTTAATTGTGAAACGCTCGCAGCTACCGTTCCAGCAGCTGTAGTTGCGACTGCTGCAGCACCTGCAGCAGCATCGGCACCCGCCGCAGCTCCTCCTCCACCTCCACCACCACCTGCTGTTGGTGATGGGATAAAATCGTTTGAAACGGCAAGACCACTCTTACCAATAATGACTGCTGGAGCATCAACGTCAAGTAAGAATCCACCATTAATGCGAGTTGCAGCAAGAGAAGAAACGGAAACTTGCGCACCGCTTATCTTAACAGAACCCATTGCGTTGATTTTAACGTCTTTCTTGGCGTTCAAGTCGATAGTACAATCAGATTCAATTTTAGCGTCACCTTTCACTTTAATGTTTGCAGCGCCATCCACGGTAATGTTACATTGACCAATGACATAAATGTTATCATCGCCCATGATAACTTGATAGTTGTTTTTGACAACTTTTTCTACTTTAGTTCCTGATGGATAAATTTCATGAAATGTTCCTGTGCGATGAGCGACATGAATGCGTTCCCAATCTGGAGTATCATCAACTTCAAATACGTGACCTGATTCCGTTTCCTGAGCGTGATTATACGGATATGAAGCATTATAAGCAGGTGGCGGTTCTCTCCAAGATCCCCCACCTGCAATTGGTACTGTGACTAAATTTCTTTTACGATCAGTCAATAATGTTTTAGTAATATCTTCATTTCTTGTGAAGCGACTTGATGATGGCTCACCTGGTCGTTCTGGATTTTTCTTCGGTTCTTCGTTTTGAACTTCAACACCTGTACCATCGCTTTTATATTTTCGCGATTTAACTTTTCTTGGTATTGTTGAAGTATCTTGACGTTGATCTGAAAAACCAAAAGAGTAATTTGCTTCTTTATTATTAACACCAGGCAAAATACCCATAACAACAGGATGTTGACCATATTCACCGTCTAGGAAAAACCCGCAAACAATTTCGCCTTCCTTCGGTGCAAAGTGAGCATCATTGTTAACAGGCAACATAATCGTCGCCCATGGTAATTTTTCAGTTGGAATTTCTTGCAGATCCTCTGTGTGCCAACCAAACACACGAACCTTAACGCGACCAAGCATGGCGGGATCATTTCGGTCTTCAACTGCACCGATCCACCAAACAAATCCATCTAAACCCATGTAATCTTTTCTATTCATTTTTCGCTTTCTCTAATTCACTATTTCCAGAAGCACTGCTCAAGGATTCTGCAAACGAATCCTTCACGACTTCTAGGTGCGTTGTGTGAGATGTTGGAGTTATGACGTGCGAAACTCCCATAACGAGCATTGATCCAGAATAAAATTCATCTAGATCTTGTTGGCTTTTAGTCGACTGCGAGAATTTAGGCAAGTTTAAAGAAATAATGCTACCAACTTTAACGAGGAAGTCTCCTGGAATCGTTAAAGTAATTCGTGAGTTGTGCAACAATGCATGTTCCATACTTCTGAAAACTATCTTTTCTGCATAGTTCGGAATATCATCATAATCTGCATTCGCTGTTGTTGTGACGAAATATTTTTCAAAAGCCTCAAACGAAGTAAAGACAGAATCGCCTTTTCTGTTTGTAAAATTGTTGACAGGATATCCTTTTCCTAGAGTAGGATATTCTGGTCTGTTTGTTATGTTGAAATTGTTTACGCTGTATTGACGGCGCAAAATGTTCAAATTTTTCATGCGAGTTGCAAATCCACCATTTAACATGGTTGTGAGAGTATCATAACTTTGATTAATTGTTATGTCATTAACGCTATGAAAACTGTCGGCTGGATTTGGTACGTCCAAAACTTTTGGCATAAAATTATAAGTTTTATACACACTACCTTTCAAAATACTCTCTAATGATTTAAAATTGTAGCCGTCATAATTTTCGTAAAACAAATAAAATGATTCATTATCATTCATAGTTCTTGATGCAATAAAATTAATTGCTTGAAATGGATTCATATATGGAATAACGATATTCAATTCTCCGAATGGACTTTCAAAATTCTTTAAGTTAATTTTACTTGGATTAACTTTTAAATCTTTGCGTAAAATAGAAAGCACTGAGACGTCTGCTGGTCCTGAAAATGCTCTGCTTATTTTATATTGATTAGCAACGAAATGATCTTCTGTCGTAAAGTGTATTGAATATGCAGTTGAATTTTTATTTTTAACAATTTTGTTAGATATTTTATAAACTCTGAAATATCTCTCTAAAGGTTCGTCTAAAGAAGGTTTATCTAATATTAAATGAACAAATTCAGATCCATGAAGATCCATAGTTCCTGCGCTGTCGTTAGAATCAGTGATTAGCACATAACCCGAGATTTGAGAAGAATAGATGTCCTCGAATATTTTCAATTCGCTAAATGCAGTATAAAGATCTAAGGTTGCGCCTGTTGAAGACAACAACTTAAATGCCTTTATCTCATAGTCACCAAGTCTAAAAATACCAGTACTGTCGGACATTTTATCTCAATAAATCTCTCAGTTCATTTTCTACTTTAGCAGCATAATCAGGATTCAATATGTTTATATTTCTTCGCTTTTCATTTTCTATGAATTCATGATCATAATTCGATATAGCACTGTATGTTTCAGTACCTGTGATGATGCTGTCATCGCTTAATGTATAGTTATAATTTACCTTTATTGGTGGGCTGTTTAATGTTGGTGCACCACCTTCAAAACGGTCAGATGCGGTTTTGGTTGTAAAATTAAAAGTTTTATCTGTAACGGTGTATATTCTTTCATTAATACGACCATCAATACTATTTGATTCCTCAATTTTTACTTCATAATGATGAAGTTCGGTTTTAGCGTCCTCGAGTGAACCATATTTTGCAATGATGTAGTTATCGAATTCCTTACTGTGTAAAACCCATTCATATTTTGGATCAATGATAGAATTGGCGTATAAAATTATCCAGTGTTTTTGAGCGTCACCGTAAAAATTATAAGCAACTATTTCTGGCGTTTCGCCTTCTTTAATTTCATATTTGTAATATAAGAAAGAATTATTCAACACTTCCTTAATAATTTTTGCTCTTGTGAGCACATTAGTGACCAATGCAAAGTTTGCATTAGCAGTATCGAAAGAATAATAGGTTTGTGGAAAATACGAAAAATAAGCCATTAGTAACCTTCTGATTCAATTTTAGTTTTCGTAACGAGTTCAACTTCTGTGAAATCTAAACGTAATCTGGTTTCAATTGGAACGCCGTCGGCATACGTTTGCCATTGACCACTAGGAGAATAATCGACGTCTATACGGTTAAGAACACATCTACCAATTCTAGGCAAGAACGGATTCTTTATATCACCGTGTCGTAACGTAATTCCAAACTCTGAAGGTGGCACGAAGAACATTGGCGCTGGAGTTGGACCACCAAATCCTTTAACAGGATCGACCAACGGATTAGTTTCTGGTGCAGCGTGGAATTTAAACGTCTTGATGATTTCTTGAACTTCTCTCGCTTCCTTACCATTCTTCGGCTGAAACATAAATTCAAACTGAAACGATCTAAAGTTTGTTCCGCGATACAAAACTTCAAGCATTGGATTTTGCGCATAACCCATATTGAATAGTGAAACGTCAGCAAACCCACTACCCACAAGAGAACCGCCCAAAAGTGGCGTTTGAGTTGAGGAACCAATCGCTCCTGTTGCGAGCGCCATGTATGGGTTTTTTGTTCCTGGTAGTTGACTCAAATAACGTTTAAAATCATCCATACTCTTAATGTCGCCTTCGCCAGGCAAAAGAGACTGACCACCAGCGCCGAGCATACCAAGCATACCGCCAGCTTCCTTTACGCTAATTTGATCATAATCGTGACCATACGTTGTGAAGAAGTTTGCTGGCATATAAAGAGAGACCATGCCATCAATTTTTTCGGCAGTTCTTTCGACTTTCAATCCAGTCAATTCAGTTTGTTTTTTGATTAATTCGGTAGCAATTGCGCCTTTGATTGCAGCTTGTGTTTTTGAATTTGTTACAACAGAGGCTGCGGCACCAAATGCCGCTCCCGTAGCACCACCAACTAATTTACCAAGGAAGCCTGCAACGCCTCTGCCGCCCAATGCAGCAGAACCAGTTGCTGCGCCGAGTGCAGAATCTTTTGCAATTTGATAGCCACCTTGAACGGCATAAATTGCTTGGGCGGCACCAGTGGCTTCTTTAAAACCGCCAATTTCAGCATAATTGCTTACATTTGTTGTGTTTTCGGCTTTCTTTACAGTTTTGTTAAACGAACTTTTACGAGGGATATAAATAACAAAGTCTACAGAGTGTGGATAATTTTCCCCTAAATCCAGCGGATACTTTAAATTTAGACTTTTTCCATTACTTTTAAGTCTATTTTTATCAGGCGCTTGTGCGTTGACTGTTGGTGTTGCTTCTGCCATTTGAATTATACGCTATTAAGATGAAATATTTTCAAGGATATTTTAAGCCGAGAAATCCTAGCAAATATTTAGGTGATTCGCAGAACATAATCTACAGGTCTAGTTACGAGTACCGTGTAA